TTGTTTTTCAAGTCCGCACAAATCGGTGTAAATCCGGGAAGAAAACTTCCCACTACCAGGTTCTGCGTATCAAGTTTGAACGGACCACGTCTACGAATGCCGGTCTGGACATCGTAGCGTTCCTCTTGCTCATCGGGCGGAACCAAGTCATACTTAAATCCTGCTGCCATAATTAATTCTTGTTTTGTTCAACAATAGTTTTCGTTCCCTCGTCAATCATCTTAGCGATAGATTCAGATTCTTTCTCAATCTTCTCTTCCGCCGTTTCGGGAGGGGTTACGCCCTTGAAACCGTCATTCGCGAACTCCTGTTTCAAGTCCTTGAAGTATGCATCCAAGTCCTCATCGTCCTTAATGGCACACCTCTTGGCGTATTTTTCGGGAATACCATACTCCTTTGCCTTTGCCAAAATCTGCTGGCTACGTGTTGCTTGAGCCTTTTCCGTTTCAAACTGTGTTAGCTTGTCAGAAAGGCTCTTGTTGGAATCAATTAAGGCTTGCGCCCATGCAGGCACATCGTCTTTATTCTCTTCCGTTTTGGTGGTTGTGGTAGTCTCGATTGGCTTACCGTCTTTAAGGTTATGCCTCTTCTCGTAGTTAGTCACTGCCGTTTTTGAAGCATCCCCTGCACGGAAATCACCATAAGAATTTAACACGTCCGAAAAGCTGATACCCTCAACAATAGAGTTTACCATTGTCTCGTCCGTTACACCCTCTGCCTTTTTAGTGGCAATTCGGGTGAGAATAGCAGCATCCACCCCAGTAAACTTGGTTTGGAGGCCCGCTAAGATTTGTTCTAAAATTGTCATACCGTATGAATTTGATTTATAAATTTCTACGGTAAATTTCGGCATTAATAAGCTATGTGAAAAATTATCAGATAGGTGATACACGACAATCGTTTCATTGTCGTAAAATGGTATAAAAAAGGCGTGAAACCAAATGGAATCACGCCTCCAAAATCATTAATATACTTATTTCTTTTTACTTTTTATAACAAACAAAACCATTGGAAGTAAGTTTACAGCAAGTTGTACTATGTAATTAATATACGCTCTTCCTAATATAACAGGAATAAGCCCAAATAGCCATTGGGTCACCCATATAAGTAAAGTAATCACCCCTATTCCTATTATCATTCCAAACATTGAATTCAATCTATTATCACCGGATGAAAAAGGTATATAAAGTAGCATAATCAATAAAAGCACTAAACAAAGTATCCAAAACGAAGATGCAGTTGCAGTATGCCACAACTGATTTCTTTCGCATAATGGAAAAATACGTTCTATTTCAAAAGAATCGCTATTATCATTTTTATCCAAAATCTCAGGAGCATGAGACACATCTTCATTCTCAAACAGCATAGCAAATTGCTGAAATATATTTTCCCTATTTACAGCATCATATAGCATTTCATCCAAATAAGAAACAATTATAGTATCAGAAGAACATCTTTCTTTTGCTTCCTCTATTTTTGATAGATATTCTATCTTTTTACTATTTGCATAATAATAAAAAAAGCCATAATAGTCTACAAAAAGAAACACTATTATGATGAGAAATAAAGGAATAGTAATTTTCGGAGTCAATGAAATTCTTTCATTTGAAAAGAAATCCCATATTTTATTAAGAAAATCCCCCATTATACCCCTAATACTATATTTGCATCAATATTTAGCTTCCGGCTTATCTCACGAGCAACTTTCAAGGTTGGCTCACATTTACCAGATATATAATCACTTAATCGTGATGGGCTGACACCAACCAACTTTGCAAGTGATTTTTGATTAAGCCCCATTTCGTACATACGAAGTTTAAGAACATCCACAAGTGTTGGTTCTCCCAATGCAAAATGTTCTTCGGAATAATCAGCAACCAAATTAGAAAGAAGCTCCAATTCTATGCTATTTGGGTCATTCAAAGGAGTATCATCTTTCACTAATGGAAGAAGTTCCTCTACTCTTTTCACCGCCCATTCATATTGGGCTTGATTTTCTATCTTTGTCATAATCCTAAATATTAGCGCAATCTATTTTATCATATTCTTTATGAGTACCAATAAAGCGAATATACACAAACTGAATAGTGAATTTAATCACTACTACCAAACGATAGTTATTGCCTTTGATATTGAAAACATAGTGTTGATTACCTACATTATCAACGCTATTAAACGTTTTCTTAATATCGGCAAAACAGGTCCACTTGCTTCTTTTCACAATGGTAGTCCATTCTTGCAAAGCGACCTTTGAATCGGGATGGTTCTCTGCATATTCTTTTAATGCTTGTTCGGTAAATATTCTCATTGGTTACTCAATTATCGTGTGACAAAAATACATATATAATTCTATAATTCAAAATTATATTCTAATATTTACAATTTAAAGAGC